GTGACCTTTTTGGTGTTGTCGAAGAGGTAGAGGACTTTGCCGGTGGCGATTTCTCGAACAGCTTGCATGTTAGCCTCCCGTGCGAATTGTGTTGGCGTCGAGCGCAAAGCCAGCAACTGGCAAACCCGTGACCGACGTGGTCAGAGTGCCGTCCGTGTCGAGGTAGTATGTGGACTGTGGTGTGAGGCCAGTCTGATTCGCGTCGATCTGTTGATTGGTAGCGACGAGGACCGTGCCGCCGTTTGAGGCAGAGTCTTGGGCGAAACCCACGAAGTCGTCGGCGTTGGTGGCAACATACGCAGGGTTGTAGGTTATCGCCGTGCCGTCTCTGTAGGCAATCACGACCTTGCCAGCTGTAGGGTCGTAAACCGCAGAGATGTCGCGGGTTCTAGCAGACTCGAAAACAGTAGGGCTGCCAAAGCTGATGCTGAAACCAGATACCGTGCCAACAACAGCCGTGCCGTAGTCGGAGTTGTAATAGTCTTGGTAAGCAATCACGACCTTGCCAGCCGCAGAGTCGTAAGTCGCGGAGATGTCGAGGGCGTAATCAAACTCGAAAACAGTAGGGCTGCCAAAGCTGATGCTCGAACCGGACACCGTACCAACAATAGCCGTGCCGTAGTAGGCGCCGCCGACGTCTCTGTAGGCAATCACGAACTTGCCAGCTGCGGAGTCGTAAACCGCAGAGATGTGGTCGGCGTAATCAGACTCGAAAACAGTAGGACTGCCAAAGCTAATACTGTCTCCAGACACCGTGCCGACAACAGCCGTGCCGTAGTCGGAGTTTCCGACGTCACTGTAGGCAATCACGACCTTGCCAGCCGCAGAGTCGTAAACCGCAGAGATGTAGTCGGTGTTAGCAGAGTTGAAAACAGTAGGACTGCTGAAGCTAATGCCGGAACCAGATACCGTGCCGACAACTGCCGTGCCGTAGTCGGAGTTGCCCTCGTCTCGATAGGCAATCACGACCTTGCCAGCCGCAGAGTCGTAAACCGCAGAGATTTCATTGGTGTAACCAGACTCGAAAACAGTAGGGCTGCCAAAGCTGATGCTGGAACCAGATACCGTGCCAACAATAGCCGTACCGCGGTTGGAGTTGTAATAGTCTTGGTAAGCAATCACGACCTTGCCAGCCGCAGAGTCGTAAGTCGCGGAGATGTCGCGGGCGTAACCAGACTCGAAAACAGTAGGACTGCCAACGTCCTCGGCTACCGGGACTTCACCCACCACCTCAACGGTTCCGTCGCTACGCAGCACGACCGGCGTTCCAGCGCCGGGAATAGAGCCAGTTGCGACAAGTTCAGCGCCGCCGCCTGCTGCACCCCCAATAGCGCCCCATTCCGCGCCGTCGTAGCCTTCGAAGCTGTTTTCGTCCGCGTTGAAGCGCAGGTAGCCTGCGGCGGGAGACGCATCCCGCTCGGCGGTCGTGCCAGCAGGCAGCGCCAATAACAAGGTTGTCTGCGCTTCCTCCGTTGATGTCTGGGGAGGTTAGAGTTTTGTTGGTAAGGGTTTCTGTACCCGACAGAGAAACAAGGTCTGCATCACTTACCGCAGCGTTGAACTCTGCCAGAGTGCCTGTAACCGTAGCCTCAGAAAGGTCTACAGTAATCGTGTTGCTTGCGCTGTCTACGGTTTTGTTGGTGAGGTTTTGAGTGTTGTCGGTAGTAGTAATAGTGGAGCCGCCGACAGTTCCTGCATCTGCTGCAAGAGTATCAATGTTGGCTGTACCATCGACGTACAGGTTTTTCCACTCTGCTCCCACTCCACCAAGGTCATAAGTATCGTCTGTTTTAGGGTAAAATGCCGAAGCCCCTGAAACATACTCTTGGTTAGGTCCTGTCACCTCGATAGGTGCTCCCTCTGCGGAGGTCCCGTCGTGAGTGTGTCCGGAGCTAGAGTCAAAGGCTGTTTCGACAGCGTTAAATTCTGCGTCAAGATCATCGGCGTTAATAACATTACCGTTGGCAATGTTGTTGGACGTATCTTGCCGAGTGTAGCCAGTTCCCATTCTTATCTCCTGTCAAAAGTGGCATATTCAAACACAGCGGTATCTAGGCTGTGGGAGGGGTTTGTGCTGTTGTCCTCAATCCTAAGAGAGAAGGTATTGCCAGCACCAATTACAGGTGTGTTGTAGACCTTATCTAATTCTTTCCCATAACTGTCTTCTCCATAAACAGAGTCCGTTTGGCCATATATAGCAATAGAGGTTGTCTCTAGGTTTTCCAATTTAATCGTGGGGGGTTGGGCTTGTTCATTGTAGTTCTTAATCTTGTACAGGTCAAAATTAAAGTCTACGTTTACACTAAACAAACCCCCTGTATCTACAAACAAAGTTAACTTGTAAAGAGTTTTTCTGGTTTGAGGGTCATCAACAGGCATGAAAGGTGATTCGTAAATGGCCTGAATATTTTTCCCATCAAAACTAGCACCCGTCTCTAGCCTGTAAACATACCCATCGTCGTTTGCAAATACAATAAACTCAAAATCTGGAACGTACCTTCCGTCCGCCACAAAAGCTTTGATACCCTTGGTCTCTGCCCACTGAAAGCCTTCCGAGCCTTGGGCCGCAAACTTTGTTGCAATAAGTCCTCTAGATGTATTTTGACCTTCGCTCTCTCTGTACCCAAGGATTCGGTATTGTGCTTTTTGGCGTATAACCAGAGATGTGAAATTGCTGTAGTTTGAAATAAATCGGAGCGCGTCTTTTTCAATCAGTTGCGACGGAAGTCCGAGACCAAAGTCGCCAATCCTGTCAGTGGCACTCAATAGCCTAAGGCCATCCACAGAGAGGAACATTACGTCCCCACCTACCTCTTGGATTGTGTCCCCGGAGATGCACCCAATGTCAGTAGTAACCGGAGCCAACTGAAAATCTCCAACACTATTACCGACAAGGCGCTGAATGGAGTTGCGAGAAAAAATAAACAGTTGGTCTCGGAAGACTTTAAGTCCAGTAATGGTGTGTCCAACATCAATGTTACCTGCACCTGCGGCAGGGTCAAAGTTTGTCTCGTCAAAGGGGACACTGAAAGAAAGAACAGGGCCTTTAGAAACAAAAACGTGCTGCTTAAAAATTTCTACAAACTCTGCACCAACAACATCAGAGGGGTATCCAGAGGGAAAACTCAAAGTGTCTGTATCATCTTCCCACACAGCGGGAGAGTTATTTCCATCTACAAAAAAGATTTTTTGTGTGCCGTTAAAGTTAAAGTCTACACCAAAAACTTTGCCGCCCAAGCCAGAGGCTTCTCCAAGAGAGGTCCAAGACCCTCCGTCGTTAATATAATACTCCGAGTTGCCGGAGCTATTCTGTCGGACAGCAATGACTTTAAAGGGGTTAGCAACCTTGACCCCCAAGACAGCACCAGTGCCGGGCAGAGCTTCATCAATATACTTTTCGTAACCTAGGATTTTTTTGTAGCCACCCTCTTTGGAAGGTTCATAGTTTTGGAGGGAGGTTGCAGAGCCAACAGCATTCACCCCCTGTTGCAAGGGACTAAGGTTGGAGACCAAACCTCCGCGAAACTCTACCGGAAAAGTTGACCAGCGTGTGGGCATTAGCGAACCTTAAGGCTTGTACGTTTACGGACAATCATGGGGCTGCGGACATAGTCATAACGGTTGATGTAGATAGTTCGCATATCCTCAATACCCCGAGTAAACTTCTGCAGGCTGAGGCTTGCCGTCTCTAGGTCTCCTCTGAACTGGTACGTATAGTACATTGCACCCTCTACAATAATGTGACGAAACTGCTCGGGGATTGTAGGCACATCCTCGGGGTTTTCCAAATCAACAGGAAGCCTGTAGTATTCGTAGACAAGCTCATAAGGATTATCCGGGGGAGGTACGACACCAAAGCTCAGGTCGGGAGTGCGAAACACATACTCGGGTAGGGTTCTAATAGACTCATTGTCCTCATTATACTCGTCATCTACGTATTTTTCAAGGTATTCTTCATAAGAAAGAATTTTCAGCTTTCTGGTTTCATTGTTAAAATCTTCACTCCGCTTAATTCGAAAAGACTCCATGTCCGCAGTCTTCATATCGGAGGGGAAAGCATACCTGACTTGACCTTCTGTAAGAGTGTCCTCAGCTTCAACGTGATTAAATGGCCACTCAAACTGGGATTGGTTGATATACCTAATAGAGGAATTAACCGCATCCTTTACCGAGGCGTAGTAACCAATAGCACCGTTAAACGTATTTTGAGTGAGTTCTACCTCGTTGAGCCTACGGTTAACATCGTTGACAAGTCCAAGATAATTGTAGGTAGACATTAACGATTCCTAATCCTCAGTTTCACGGTACGCTCTGCGGCACTTCCTGTGGTGTCCGTGATGCGGCAGTGAAATTTATACTCTTTGTTGTTGGTTCCTAGACCTAGGTTAATTGTTGCGACAGTGGAGGTTCGTGTAGCAGACACGTTTTGGATACCGTTCACTACATCCCCCTCTTCAAGCAAGGTTTTATTGCCATCCTCGTCGTCAACATACCACTCTACCGAGGAAATGTTTACCCCATTTCCAAGAAACCTAGACCAATCAACACTATAGTCCAGAGTTTCGTCCGGGTCTTTGTTCGGCCAACGGTAGCTCATTACCTTACCTCCACAGTTCTGTCGCCAGAAGTTTTACGTTTGTCTGCAATAGTTACGACGCGAGACTCAGCAAGTATCCTTACAGTTCTCTCTGCAGGAGTTGTGCTCATTACGCTACCCTCGGAAGGACCACAGTCCTTCTCCTGTCGTACAACTCTTTCACGCCATTGAAGTCAAACTGTTGACCTGACTCCGATGTTTGGCCCACACCAGAAAAGCCCGAAACACTTGTAAGGCCCTCAAAAGCCCCCGCCTCAATCTCTACCCCGGAGGAGAAAGAGTTGATGGTTATGCCGGGAACAAACTCAACAACATTGGCTTTCACGAAACCAACAGAAGAGTTAGCTTGCTGCCCAGTCAGGCCCACAGTTGCCCGGATAATCACCGTGCCAATGTTTGAACTCAGCTCTTCCGAGTTCAGTTGGGCCTCGGCTCCTCCAGATTTTTGTACCCCTCCCAAGAAAGAATCAAGCGAGTTTTCTTTGGCTTCAATGTTAGAGTCTCCGGAGAGGATAAGAGAGCCTGTAAAAATACTGGCGGAAACACTATCAGGTATTAACGTCGGCCCAAACTCGCCATACACAGCTTCTCCGTATACACCGGAGCCGTATATAGCGTCCTCTGAACCAAACGTCACAGTGGTCATTAACTGATCCTAATGATAGCGTTACTTGCGTCTGCGGCGGGGAGAGAGACGGTAAAGTTACCGGAAGTCGAAGTGACTGTGCCACCAAAGTCAATCACAGCAATGGCGCGGTCAGCCTTGGTGTCATTGTAAAGAATACAACCGTCAGCAGAAATGGTTGCGTTAGTCCAAGTGATGTCTGCAAAATCTACAATGGCAACGGAACCGTCAAGAGAAATACTCGCAGAAGTTAGCGTGTTTCCACCACTTGTGTAACCAGTTCCGGTTACCTCGTCACTGTTTGTGGTTACGTCGCTGTAGTTTGTAGTAGAGGCGTTGTAAGTGCCAGAGGGAGAAGCTTTAATCAAAGCAATCTTAATGGTGTCAGTATCCAAATCGTGGACACCCCCAAGAAGCTCCTCCTTAAAGCTGTTACAAAGTGCCGTTGTGATAGCCATAAAATTTTCCTCTAAGAATGTTAGGGGCCACCCGAAGGCAGCCCCCAGTGTTATTAGCCGATCACGTCACGCCGGACTTCATCAGCACCCTTATCGGAACCGACACCGCCAACTTCCATGAGCATTGCATACACACGGACTTTGCCCGAGGTGGACACAGTCGTGGCTGCTTGGATCAGGAGGTCGATGGTATCCTCCGTACCAACGACGAGCGGAACACCCGTGTTGGCAAGCGTTGCATAGTCACCAGCCGAAGCCGAATCAAATGCAAAACCGTCAACAAAGCGGTCCGGATCATTGCCCGTGATACCAAGATCAAGAACAGTGCCCGTACCACCAGCCGGGGTTTCAGTGCATTCAAGGCCAGCCCACATGACGACGTGACCTTCCGGG